TTGTTGAAAAATTTGGGAACCCCATCGCCGGCCGAGGAGGCACCCTTGATGTTTGGCGCGAAGGCAATTATGCTTCGCCGACCTATGCGGCTTACGCGGCCCAGGCTTATCTCCGAGCCGGCGTCGGCCCCATAACCTTTCTCCGTCTAATGGGCACACAGCATGATGGCGCCACCGTTGCCGGCTATGCTGGCTGGAAAACAGTCGACACACCTGATGTAGCGGTCGCTGATAATGGCGGCCCATACGGTCTATTCGTCTTCCAGTCAGGCGCCGCAGGCACAACGACGGACCCCAAGCCCGGCGCTCACCCGCATGCGGCCGGCACACACCACGGTTCGTTAGCTGCGGTTTGGTATATCAACGAAGGCGGAGCTATTGTCCTTTCGGGCACCGCAGCCGACGATCAGCCGGCTTCAGGCGCCGCCACCATAATAAAATCTGACTCTAGTGGCCAGTTCAAAGCTCTTATTTATGATTCGACCGGTGCCACCGAAGAGAATCAAACATTTAGTTTGGCCGAAGGCAGCTCGAACTTTATTCGCAAAGTTTTCAATACAAACCCACAGCGAGTGAATACCACCATCGAAGATACGGTTAACCAAAAGTCTTATTGGCTTGGTGAAACCTTTGAAAGAAGTCTAACTGATGACAGTCTTAACACTTCCGCCGTTCGGTACGGTGCGATCCTGGCCATCGTCTCGGGCACCATTGAATCCGGCAACCACGAAAAGGATTATGCTTACCGGGATGCTCATACTGGCTGGTTCTTCAGCCAGGGCCTCGCCGCCGATACTTCTAGCTACACTTACGCCGGCCAGCAGAAACTGTTCAAGTTTGTTGGTATCAACGGTCATGGTTCTTGGCTCCAAAACAATATCAAGATTTCGATATCGAACGTCAAGTATTCGGGCAATGAATATGTTCCTTACGGCACCTTTGATGTCTTGGTCCGCAAGGCTTCTGACTCCGACTTAAAGCCGGTCATCCTCGAAAGATTCTCGGCATGTACTCTCGATCCGGCATCGATGAATTATATTGGTGTGAAGATTGGTGATATGCAGCAAAATTGGGACAGCGGCGAGAAGAGGTATCGTGAATATGGCGACTACCCGAATCGTTCTGAATATATTCGAGTGGTTGTAAACGACACCATTAAGGGTGGCGGCGCCAATACCGCATATCTACCCTTTGGGGTCTTCGGCCCGCCCAAATTCCCCACCTGGACAACTCATATGTCTGCGGCTGCGACCTACACCGGTCATCCGGATGCGACAGCATATGCACTTGGATCTGCTTCAATTCCGCATAACAACACAGACCCCAGTCACTTAGGTGGTACCAGGCATATCTGGGCCGTCGGCGGCCATCGCCCCGCTTCGCCAACCACGGCGAGCTATTTCGCATTGTCCGGGATCGGTTATGGAACGGCTTCCATCTCTTACCCGTCTGTCGCTGTACGCCACTCAGCTTCTGATGACGGATCAAATCCGTTGTCGAATACTTACTTCGGTCTACAAACGGATAAGTCACGAGGAAGTGGTGTGTACGATCCGGGTTACTCCGATTATCTAAGGGCAATGGGGCGCCAAGTTATTTCCGACGCCAATTGGGGTGACTCTTTCAGCGAGAACGGCCTTCCTGTTAACCTAGAACATCAGTGGGTCTTCACATTAGATGAGGTTACGGCCCTTACGGGTTCTACGTTCACCTCGGCGAAGCCCACGACTGGTATTTCGGACGCTCATTGGACTTCGGGCTCTTATGTTGCGGGTACCTCTTGGAACGCTTCAGCTTCTTTGGGAACCGGTTCAAACTACAAGAACATCCTAGATTCTCAGATTAACCGGTTCACCAGCCCGATGTATGGCGGCGCCGACGGTTTGGATATCAAAGAACGTGACCCCTTCCGGAACACTGTTATTGGTTCTTCTGAGACGGGAGATTATGTTTATTACACACTTCGCCGGGCGATCGATACGATTGCTGACGCAGAGGTGGTTGCTATGAATGCAGTCAGTCTTCCGGGTATTACAAACGAGAGTATTACAAAATACCTCATTGAAACCGTCGAAACTCGTGCCGATGCTTTAGCTGTTATCGACGTAACCGGCTGCTTCCAGCCACGCCACGAAAGTGCCAATTCGCTTTCCGATAGGCAGGGGAATCTTGATACGGTCCTTACTAACATGAAGGCTCGTAACCTCAACTCTTCCTACGGCTGTGCTTACTACCCATGGGTCAAGGTCCGCGACGACCTTAACGGTTCGTTCGTCGACATGCCCCCGTCAGTTGTCGCTCTAGGCGTTCTAGCCAACACTGAGCGCGCCGCAGACGTTTGGTTTGCCCCAGCCGGCTTCCGGCGAGGCGGCCTCTCATTCGGCGCAGGAGGACTCCCGGTGGTGGGTGTTGAGACGAAGCTCACTTCGAGAAACCGAGATGACCTTTATGACATCAACATCAACCCGATTGCGAGCTTCCCGGCTGAAGGTATTGTGGTCTTCGGACAGAAGACGCTTCAGGCGACCAGATCAGCGCTCGACCGGATTAACGTCCGCCGACTCATGATCTTCGTCAAGCGAGGAATATCCCAGATTGCTTCCACGACGCTCTTCCAGCCTAACGTTGAAGCCACTTGGAATAGTTTCAAGTCTAGAGCCAACAAGTTCTTGGGCGCCGTCAAGGTCCGTTTTGGTGTGGATGACTTCCGGATTATCTTGGACGAGACCACGACAACCCCGGATCTGATTGACCGAAACATCATGTATGCGAAGATCTTTATCAAGCCGACAAGGGCTATTGAGTTCATTGCTATTGACTTCATCATTACGCGGTCTGGCGCATCTTTTGAGGACTAAAACTTGATTCATTACTATTTAAAAATAGCAGGAGATAAAATATAATGGCAGCAACAAGCAATTTTTGGACAGCAGCCCCAACTCAAGATCCCAAGAGAGGCTTCAGGTTTCGAGTGCAGATCGGGGGGATCGGAGAAGGATTTGTCTGGTACGCCAAGAAGTCCGAGAAGCCACAGGTTTCTTTTACAGAGGCTTCTCATAACTATTTGAATCATACTTATTATTGGCCAGCTCGAACAGAGTGGAATACGGTTTCGGTTACTTTTGTCGACCCTGTTAGTCCAGATTTGGCCGGAACTATGGGTAGCCTCCTCCAGCGCGCCGGCTATCGTATCCCCGAGACCCCCGCGAACCCGGCTGACATGGCTTCTATGTCCAAGACCAAGGGAGTCTCTACTCTCGGTGTAGTTTTGATTGAGCAAATTGACGAAAATGGCGCCGCCATAGAGACCTGGAGCCTTCACAATGCCTGGGTTCAGGAAGTTACTTTTGGCGAATTAGACTATAGTAATGATGAGCTTACAGAAATGACCATGAAGTTCCGTTATGACTGGGCCAGCCTCACTCCGCGTGGCGCCAAGACACCACTGTTCGCCGGCCCGAACAGATAATAGTGGAGGTCTAAATGGGCTGGGGAGATTTACCACCGGGCTACGACGACTGGACGTCCGAAAAAAAGCAGGCCTGGCTCGATGAGCACAACGCAGGCTTCCGCGTACCCGACGATATCGCAGACGCGTTCTACGCGAAACAAGAAGTCGAGTTCGAGGCCTCCGAGGCCGCCGCTGCCGCCGCCACGGCCGCAGAGGCGGCCCGGATCCAAGCGGAACTCGACGCCGCGCGCGAAGAGAGCTACTCGCAAGAAGCCGTCGACCAACGCGCCGCCGACTACGCGTCCTTCGCCGAGGGACAACCCGAACCTGATCCACCCGGTGAGCCTCCACCCATTTCCACCGATGAATTCGCCGACATCCTGAACGCCGCGCTAGAATCTCCGGCCCCCCCACCTCCGCCGAGCGCCGACGACGACCCTTTCGGCGGCGTGGATCCGCTTGCGATGACGCCCGAAGAGAGCGCGGAGGCCTGGCGTGAAGCGGTGGCCGACGGAGAAAAAGACTTCCTCAATTTCGACCCCTACGACCCTGAAAATGCCGAGAAGCTGGCAGACGCGTCCTGGATCAGGGAGGAACAGATGCGCACCGCGGCCAAAAGACAACATGCCTTCTGGACAACCCCGCTCGCACAGTATGAACCAAAACTTAAGTTTAGATTTTTTGTTCGCATTCCTGGCATGGGGTTGGAGGATAATCGCGCCAAGAAGGACTTGACGACCTTCGAGTCGATGCATCTCGCCGAGTTGGGTGACCAGCCCTGGTCCGACCCTTCCGCCTTCGACGCGCAGTTCGCAGACGCACAGACCCCGAACGGCGACCTTATTTGGTACGCCAAAACGATAGACAAGCCCAGCTACACAATAGCAAATATATCAGAAGGCAAATATCCAAAACAAGGCGTTATGGCCACCCCGAGATTGTCTGGATCCCCAAAGTTCGCCCCCATTAAAATGACGCTTATCGACCCCTCCTACCCAAATGCAACCAGAAAGCTTCTTAGGCTTCTACGCAGGACGGGCTGGCAAGATTCTGTGGCTAACGGGGTTATTGCCGCCCTCAGCGACACAGAGTCGGGCGCCGATCAGCGCACCGCATCTCTTTTAAAATCAGTCGGAGATGTGCAGATTTTTCAAATAGATGCACAGGGCACCACAGTAGAACGTTGGGTCTTACGCGAGGCCTTCCCGGCAGAAGTAAGTTATGGCACCTTGGATTACTCAAGTAACGATCCGGTCGAGATTAGTGTCACATGGAACTACACTTCCTTTTATTGTGATTTCCCAGAAATTGGGAAAGAGCTAGCATACACATATAATCCGAGTGAGGATGCACAGTGGGAAGGGGGCGACTGGACCACCCCGGAAGACGCCGCGAATGGTGAAATTGCGGTCACCGAGTAGACTTGATTCCCCCGCAAAAACAAAACATACATTAACAAGAGGTGTTTATGAGAGATAATAGCAAGAGAGTTTCAGCAGCAGCCGACCCCGCGCCGACCGCTGTAGATGAAACACGTCCTTCACTGGACTTCTCGTCCCCGACCGAACTGGTTGATTTGCCGTCAGGAGGCAGGTTCTATCCAGAGGGGCATCCTCTGCACAATGCAGAGACAATTGAAATTAAATATATGACAGCGAAGGATGAAGATATCTTAACTTCCCCCTCACTATTAAAGAAAGGTATAGCAATTGACCGATTCCTCCAGAATATCATTTTGGATAAAAGAATAAGAGTTAGTTCGCTTCTTTCGGGAGATAAGAACGCAATTCTTGTTTCCTCCCGCATAAACGGCTTCGGAGCCGAATATACAACCAAGGTTACTTGTCCGAACTGCACAACCGTGTCAGAAAACAAGTTTGATCTCGCAGAGGTAGGGGTTTACCATGGTGATGATCTGGAGAGTCACGACGTTGCTCCAACCGACCATGGGACATTCATTGTAAAACTACCCAGAACAAAATTTGAGGTTGAGGCTCGCTTATTGACCAGCAAGGACGAGAATGAACTTGCTGCGAAGATGCAAGCCAACAAGAAACGTGGTCATTATGAAACAAATTTGACGGACCAACTAAGAAAGATCATTGTTTCCGTCAATGGCGTTGACGACCTACAAACTTTAAGTAAGGTTATTAATAATCTTCCAGCATTTGATTCTCGATACCTGCGCGCGGCCTACCTTAAGGCTGTTCCCGGCCTGGATATGACACAGCATTTTGCTTGTCCGGCGTGTGGTTTCGAGAAGGAGGTAGATATACCTTTAACGGTTGACTTTTTTTGGTCTAAGCAATGATTATATTGCCAACGTATATGAAGAATTTTTTCTTTTAAAATATCACGGCAATTGGTCCTTTATGGAGGCCTATAACCTCCCAATAACCATCCGTAGGTGGTTCCTTCAGCGTCTCGTTGACCAAGTTAAGAGAGAAAATGAGAAGGTGGAAGAAGCCAGCAAGAAATCAAAGTCCGG